TCGTCAGCCCAGCGTTTCGCTCGGTCACTCGGAGCTGGTGCATGGGGAGTAGCCGTTGGCGGAATAATATCCGGTTGAGGCTCTTTCGCTTCTTGTTCCTTTAAAAACTTAGTTTGAGCTAGCCTTTCTTTTTCAATCGCTAACGTGGTAAGTTTCTGATTGGCCTCAACAATTGATTTTGCGTCTTGTCCTTCTATTGCTTTTTGCAATAAAGTATTTGCTGACACTTCATCTGTTTGAAGTCTTTTCTCAAATTCATTTAAGTAGTTCTCCTCCATTTTAGGATACTGACTTTTGAATTTAGTGATTTCATCTTTCAATCCACGAGCGTAACCTAGAGCCGCGTCGGCTCTTCGATCCGCTTCGCGTCTTGCCTTGGTTAATTTATTGATTCGTTTTTGTACGACAGTGGATGCTTTATCTAAATTAAAACCATCGTCCTTTTCGACCGGTGGAAGAGTTTCTTTTTCCTCGACCACATCAATCGGCGTCTGATCACGAACAATCTCCACGCCTTCAGCTTCTACCTGTTCTTTTTGAAGATCAACCTCTTTAGAAGCTTCCTCTTCTTTCTTTTCGTCTTTGATTTTTCCTCCTAGTATAAATGCAGTATATCCTCTGGATTACTGATTGTTGCGATGATTTCATCATCGTTTAAAAGACGGATTTCAGCACCTTCTATTTTGAAACGGGATCCCGCGTAACGCCCAAAAATAACCCAGTCATCTTTTTTACACCATGGCCCACTTGGAAAACGCCAAGTGTCCCTATAAGCTTGAGGTCCTACTTTTAAAACATACGCACAGACGGTCGTCATTTGAATCGTCTCCTGCGTTTTATCGGAAAGTAATATTCCTCCCTTTGTTTTTTTAGGACCACTGTAAGGTAAGACTAGAATTCTCCAACCCGTGGGTTCAGGTAATCTAGCGAGAGCGGATTTTTTAAGAGACTTAGGATCAAGAAAGAGTTCTTTAATTTCCTCTTTCGTTTTGTACGCGCTAAGCAACGCTTCCTTTTGCTTAGGTGCTTCCTTCTTCTCTATCTGTGATGTCATCCGGCTCCTGTTTCTTCAGCAGGTCTGTTAAATCCTGTTGCAGATCTTCATTAGATCTGATTTGTCCTATTATATATTTATATTCAGCAAAGTTGTCAACTCCTAGTTTAACTTTAGTGGTTAACGCGTCAATTTTAGGCTTTAAAATCTTGTTTTGAAGGTATTTTATGGTGTGATAATCCACGAATTAGATTAATCCCTTGTAGTATTTTCGGTAACTGGGGTTTGATAAAGTTTTGCCATCAACACGACCCTTAATATAACTACCGTAGTAAGGATCCATACTCCCCCCTGATTTCTTTTTTGGAATAGCATCATCAGGAACATGATCAGGCCACTTTTTCTTAAAATAATCTTTTTGATCTTTATTCAGACTAGGCCATTGTTCTTTTACAGGTTTTCCCCATATTTTAACGTCTCCCCCGTGTTTCTTTTTCACGGGTTTACTTCCATGTTCATCCGTCCACTTTTGCGCAATCTTAGGATGTTTCATCCATAGATAACGTCTTTGTTTTTCTGATCTAAAAGGCATTATTTTTTCTTAGCTCCTCCATTACGAAATATTTGTGTTCCCTTAATGCCAAAAATGCTGGCTACCACGGTAATCCACAAAGTCTGGAACCATATCGGCAATGCGCTGAAGTGATGAAAAAAGAGATCGATCTTGTCCATCATTTCCGGGTCATTACTGAAGACCCCATATGCAAGGACAACGATGGGCGCCGAAATAATGATGAGGACGATTTCGTCCTTGTAATCATTTTGCCGGGCTTCTAAAAGTTTGCCTTGGTAAGATTCCTCGCCTCGCGCCATACGCTCCGCATGGAATAAAGCTGCATCCGACATTGCAGATTTTGTTTTTTGTCTATTTTCATAAATATGACCCCCAGTTTTCAGGGCCAATCTTGCTAGACTAAACCACATTAGTGTAAAGTCCTTTTAAAGGGCGTTATCTCATGCGAACTATCAGAAATGACTTCTAACATTTCATCATATTCCTCATTGGACAAGGCACTTTTATAAAATTTTAGAGCCTGAGCCAAAAAAATCCCAGCAACCATCATCGGTTCATGACTATTCGACCACTCCACATTCTTATGGAAAATTTCTTTATATAATTTATCTAGGTCCATTTTTAAATTTATATTTAAACAGTATATCCGCGTTTTTCTTTCTTCGTATACTAAAGTATTTATACATTTTTTTCAATATAGCGATGGCTGGATGTCCACGGACACGCCAACGATATAAAATTTTATAATGAGCTTTTCTAGGAGCTCGAAGAAGGAGATTACCGCAACCAAAATAGTCAATAAAAGCTTTAACAACATCTTTTTCTGCCATTTCTACTCCTAAAACGGGAATGCGATAGTTTTTTCTATTTTGTTCAAGGAAAAAATAGCCCTCTCCATCAACAATTCCCGCCAAATAAGCTAGATTATTTTGTACCAATGAATTTTACTCCACGACCTGGTTCAACGTCACCTACTCCCCGAATACCGTCAGGTCTAAATGGACATGTACCGTGTGGATTAGGTCCTTTTTTAGGAGGAGGACCAAATCGTTTGCCACCAGACAATCCTCCTTTTTTACGTGACCTCCCTATATCTCGTGGCATTATACTCGGCTCCTGTTCCTTGTATTATTTTCTATTTCTTGCCTGTTGTCTAGCTAGAGCCAAACGGTCTCGCTCAATTTCTTCTTTATCTTTAGCTTGTTGTTGGGCTAAATCCAAACGACCTCGCTGAATTTCTTCAGCAAGATTAAGCTTGTCTTCGGCAATCGTTTGTTGAGTTTGAAATTTATCTGTCTCAACATCCAAACGTTTGTCTGTTTCTTGGCCTTTTCTTTGAATATCTTGAGCTTTAAGATCTAACTCTCTTTGTTTAAGCATAACTAATGGATCCATGTTAACTTGTTTTAAAAACTGCATTTCTTGAGCCACCAGTTCGTTCGTTAAAACAACCACTCTTTGAGCAACGGCTGAATCAAATTCGAGAGCCCATGCTTCTGGATTGGTTTCTTTCAATTCAGCGAGTCGTGGATCCTGGGAAAGTTGTTCCATAACTTCATTCTTCGCTTTTAAACTGACGTGCTCAGAAATATGTCCTTGTAGTAAAGCATAAACTTGTGGATTAGATTGTACCATTCGTGTTTTAATAAAAGCCATATGCGCTGCATTATGAGCATCATGATTCTGTTCTGAAAAAGCTTTAGGGATCACCATTTGTAAAGCTGCGGTATTTTCTTCCGCCGGATCAATAGGAACTGGCGGTTCAGGTTCAGGTTTCAATAAAGAATCAATGTTCCTTACTCCCAAAGCCTCGTACATTCGTCTGAACGCTTCGTACATATTATGAATTTGTGGATTGGCCTGAGCCAGTTGTAATTCAGTTTGTGCCAAGGTCACTCTTTGCGACATTGGAGGAAGATATTCTGAAAAGACTCTTGCCATGATTTTAAATTCCTCTTTCATGGAATAGTAGCAACGTTTATGAATCGCGCTGATCACTCTGGATCCTCGCTCTAAAAGAGCGACGGTGGTTCCAACCGCTGCCTGTTGATTTCCGTCTCCCACTTGAAGATCGGCAATCGCCGCAAAACGTCTTCCCGCATCAACACAGAATCCTAGTAATTGAAAAAGGGTTTGACTTGGTTCTTTGAAAGGGAGTAGTTGAAACTGATCTCTGATATTTCCGCCCGGTGCATCGACATCTCTAAATTCTCCGGGTTGCAACGGTTCAGCATCGTCTCGAACTCTTAAGCCTCTCGACTTAAATCCAGCCGGTAAATTGACTAACGTTCCTGCATCGAGAAGCTGTCTTAAAGCTCCTGTTGCCGCTTTAGATAAACCCCCAATCATATGAATTAAACCAAAGCCATAAAAACCTAGACCGGGTAAAAACTTGTAATGAACAAAATAGGGAATTCTCTTTTTTATAGGATCATCTTCCTTGTAGTTTCGATAGATAGACAGAATAGTCATGCTGTCTTCATCCAAAGTCACAATGTAAGGGATCTTAACTTTATCCTCGCTTTCATAACCTGCAAGATCTATGTTTACATGCATTTCAATCAAGTTATAAATCTCTTGGTATTTCTGTGGAGTGACTCCTTCCAATTCTTGGTATTTTTTTCGGGCACGGTCTTCTTTAAAATAGGGTTCTGGAAGTTCTACATCTCGATAAAATCCGGAAGCCTGTCTTTTTCTAATTTCGTTCTTGGTCATTCTGACTATATGAGAAATACGTTCCGAATCATAAAGATCGGACGCATTATACGGTACGACTAAATCTTCCGCCGGAACAAAAATAGATTTGCAACGCTGACTCGTTTCATCATAATAGACTTTTTTAAAAGAAGATCCTGCTAAAGGAAGTTGAAATAACATTTGATCGAACTCGGGCGTGTACTCTTCCATCACATCCAGAATTTGATAGTTCATAAAATCTTTAACACGGTTCGCTTGTTTAATCGTATCCGCGGTTTCTTTTCCAACGACCTGGCATCGTACCGGTCCGTCAGACGGAAGTAATTCTTTAAAGGCTTGGGCTTGAAACTGGACTGCCGCTTCAGCCATCAAAGGATGCGTGACTCCCGAAGCTCCTATAAACGGTCGAGTAACTTCCATATATTTGAATCCTAAAAGATCCAAACCTTTGGTATACGTTTCAATATAAGATTTTCTCGCTAGGGAATCGTCTTTATAATCGTCTACCAAGTTTGTGCTGAGCTTGCTTAAATCGGTATCATCCATGAACTCTGCCAGATTGGCATGGAAATCTTCGCGCGGAAGTTCGGGACCTGGCGTACCTGAAAGTACATT